AAAATTAATTGATCAAAGTTTGATATTATGGAGATCTTCAACACAGTGGATTGGAGGACTTTATTTCTTATTTTCAATAATCTTTTTACATTCTCTTGGTAGGAGTACATCATCATACTCTGCTACCATTTCGGCAAAGTTAGTTACCATCATCGTTAGTTCCTCCCTTCAAATTAAATGCTAAAATTATTCTTTTTTCCATTATAGGTGGACTGAAGTGATATATCTCTGGATCCCAGATTAAAACATCACCCACAACAACTTTAGAAGATGTTGAATTACTTTTGTGTAGTGGATCTTGAAAATAAGTTGATTGTCCATCGTTTAAAAACAAACAACCAGAAGCACTTATTTCTCTTGCCACATGATTATGTATAGGATGAAATCCACCAGGTTCATACACTTGAACCCAAGAGTTATCGAATGCCTCCTCTGGTGCTATGACATCCAAAAGTTCCTTAATCCAAGGAACTGAATGTGGCATATTTGGGGTTCCATAAGTCGTAGTTAATCTCCCATGTTTAACATACTGACCATATTTTAAACACCACTCCTCGATTTTATCAACCCACCCATCAGGTATATCGATATGAGACTTGATAACAATAGACGGTGGAAAAAGTTGTCTATGTTCTGTTTTAAGTTTTTCTTCACTCATAAAATGCTTCTAATCCAACTGGTTTTCCAAAACTATAGTCATAAGTTAATGCATCGTTGCAAACATAATGTGGATGATCAGATTCAACACCTAATCTTTTACACAATTCAAGATGATTATCCTCCATAAGTTCTACCGCATACAACATATTGTTTAGTATGTGTTCCTCCTCATGATATTGCAGTAAAGTATTTTTAAGAGTAACCAGAAAATTACCACTACCTGCTGAATTATCTAGGAAAGTAGAATTAGGATTCTTTTTTATATCATCTGGTATTTCATCTATCATTCTAACACAAACATCCATAGGTGTAAACACTTCGCTAGTAGCGTTTATCCTATCATCTGATCTTTCAATTATAGATCCTACACTTTTATTATGATCGTTTCTCTTCATTAAATGTCAGGAATAGTTTTGAATAATTCTTTTGTGTTAGAGTTAACTATTCTATTCTTGAGCACCATCTGATACACTTCATCAGATCTCAAATAATCTGCAAGTTTATTGCTCTCTTCTTCAGATGATGTCTTTAATATAACTGTAGATCCACTAATAGCATGATCATAAGGTTTGATGCGAACCTGTCCGAATCCTTTTCCACCATACTTACTATTCATTACAACACCGTGTTGATTTACACAACAAACATATTGAGATCCATCAACTTTAGTAACTTGCATTTCTCCGTTCTTACCACCCATCGTAGTTATCATAGGGTAGTCCCCTTCAATCAATTGATTCAAGTTCAAGTTGCCACGTTGATAGCGATATCCCATATTGTTTGGGACTTCTGAAATAAATTCTGAATTTGTAAATCTAATACAAGTATCAGGAGTAATTCTAATATCTTTTACTGTACCATCAAGATAAGTTAATTTTGTTAGTCCATTATATCCACGTTTCCAAGTGCATATACAGGTTTCTGTCATTGATATAGAAGGAAATGTATCAGGAGAAAGTGCTTCAATAGAAACAATACCTGCTGTTGAAAATAAAGTTCTTCTAAACTTTGATGTAGATTTAGCAAAGTGTTTAGATCTAATTACCTCTGATACATAATCAGATCTTTTCATTGCATCTAAGTAAAAAATTGTATCTAAGGTTTTTGCACATCCACCTGTGGTTGCACCTGTTACTGTAGATGTATCTGTATATGGTGGATTGCCAACTACTACACTGAACTGCATATAACAACATAAATTGGATGCGAGAAACAAAAACTAGGACTTACAGGACGTAATTTCTCAGAGAGGATTTACGATCTTGTGATCAAATCAAGATTTCGACCTGATCTGGGACAACCATAGATCCTTGCCTGTTTTGTTTCCCTGTATTAATTATAGCATAAAAAAACCCCCTGTAAAGGGGGTTGTGACACTTTTTAAACTGACTTAGACCTTCGCATTCTTGTCTTATTTTCAGTATAATTTACAGGTGCCCATTCAATTTCCTTCTCTTTGGTTTTTCTTAAATTAGCACTCTCTTTTTTTACAAAGGTACTAGACTCTTCCTTAACATTTTTTGCAAGGGATTGCCCACCATTTAATTTTTTCTCAACCTTTGGTGGTTCAAACTGTTTTAAATAACTTTTTCTACTAAAAAGTTTATTCGATTGTACAGCATCCTCAGAGGTTATTGGTTCATCAATCATCGTACACTAGACACTCTGGTTCGTCTGGGTGGACATCGCAGAATACTTCTAGTACGTTTGGATCATGATGATCTCCTGCTTCGATCTCTGCTTTGTGATGCTCAACATATTCTTCTAAGTCATGCAACTCATCTTCTATATGATGACGCATTGGTTCAGAAGTAGTTGGATCGGCAAGGATTTCTTTATCCTTTTGGATGTGGTCTTCAATAGTTTTCATAGTGACCTCCTATATCCTACGTTACTATTTATAATTTAGCACTATCCTTTTATGTTTGCAACTTCCAGTGTTTCTTTACGAACAAACACACCTTTTAAATCATAATACAACTTATGGTTCTCTGTGTTAACATAGTGTCCTGTTATGTTAGCACCATCGCATGAGTACCCATATCCTATAACTTTTTCTGGGACACCATCAATACGAAATCTTTTTTCTGAATGTAGGTAAGTTCCGTAGACTTGATCTAAATTAAACATTGGTATCTTGAAATGTTAGGATATTATAACATAGTATCTATGTCATCTAATATTTCTTTACATTTACTATAGATTTATATGTCATCTTTGTTAAAAAACGTTCCAAAGAATCCACTATCTCCATCTTTTCGATTTTCCATCTTGTCAATTACTTCACTGGCATCTATAATATTTTCAATGTTCGCCATCATATCTGCAATATGTTTGCTGACAAATGGTTTCTCTTGTCTTGCTGAAAATGCAAGTGCATTTCTTAAATTCTCTTGTGCGTCTCTCAGCGATGTTTTAACTGTGTCTGATAGTGCCATCTACTTTTTTCTTGTTGTTTTTTTAAATACTCCTAACTTTGCTAGAAGGTACACTGATAGTATTGTCCAAAAGACAACTTCTAATCCTACGTTATTCATGGTGTGTATTCGTAACCATACTTTTGAAGATACTCCTCAAACAATTCATCTGGGACTCTACCTTCCCAATAATCCTTTTCGGTGTAAGTCTTCATTTTATCACGAGTTTGCTCTGTTGGCAACTCATTGTTGATCCATTCTGATTGCTTGTTCAAAAACATTCTGTAATTCTTTTGATGTTAAATTATTTAACCAACTCCAATCTGGGTCTTTTTTGTCCCATTCTGCAGTAAAAGAACCATCATCGTTTCTGTTGATTTTTAAAGAATCTTTCATCTTGGTATGCGATCAAAGATTGCTCTAAAAACAATTTGAAAGAATGATTTTGCTGCGTTACCTTTTAACTCATCAAACATATACATGTTTAATCTGAATGCATAATTTGCCTCTGTAATGATAGCATTCTTCTCTGATTCTGTAAGTGGCAACTCATCCAATACACTACGGTATTTTTCTTTATATAATTTAGAATCTTTGATATTTTCAAACTCATAAAAGTCTAAACCAGCTTTCTCTAAGTTCATTGCTTTCTTTGCAATGTTCTTTAATATTTGACCACCAGATAAATCTCCCAAGTATCTGGTATAGTGATGACCAACTAATAATTCTGGTTCATCCTCTGCAACTTCACGAATACGATTAACATATTGTTTACATGCTTGACTTGGTTCTATTTTAGTTCTCCACTCAAGACCATAAAAATATTGTAAATCCTTTTCTAATGCTATCAATCTCTCTAATTCTGGAAAATATAAACTACCAACTATGGGATGTGTTCTCAAACCATATACTTCTTCTTCTAATGCTTTGTAAACAAAGTAGAGATCTGATACTAAGCATTTATAGTTGTCTGGACTTACTACTCCACGCAGAAATGATTTAACAAATGCAGTGTTCTCTGCTGCTGTATGTGATTTCTTTGTTCCTACCTTTAATTCTTTTGCAAAGTTAGTCATTTTGTTCTTTTTTAAGTTCTTTTCGGATCATTTTTGCATACCAAACATCTTCTTTTGTATACAATTTACGATTCTTTTTTGCGATCTTAATAATCCTTTTAGCTGCTTTTTTGTCCTCCAAAACGGTATCCTCTAAGGGTGTAAGTTAAGTATTTATACCATTTGACCTTATTGATCCCGAAACTGAGAAACTTTCGCTTGCTGTTCTTACCCTAAATTTAGGATTTAATTGAAGTAATTTTTCATGTTCTGATAGTTTATCTTTTACATAAAGCATATCATCTTGAAGTTTGTC